ATTGCGCGTGAACTACGAAAGAAACGCTATCGCAATTTTTTTATGTAATTCTGTACATTCTTTGCTATTTGGCTCTGTAAGGCTCTGTAGCGCCTCCGTAGGTCTGGCTTGATGAATGCATGCCATTGGTTCTTTACACGCCTGTAGCGCCATTCTGGTGGCTTTCTGTAGCGTTCTGCTCTGTGCTTGCCTCTAGTCCTTGTCATTGTGTCCTCTGTGTGTTGTGTGGGGGGCTCCCGGTATCCCCTCCCCCCACTTCATCTGGGGGGGCGGTTATTTCCAGCGGTCTGAGCGCCAAGGCACTCGCTTGTATGTGCGGTCTTGTTTGCGTCCGTTGCATATTCTGCACATGGATTGGAGGTTCTCGATGTTGTGGTTTGGTTCGCCTAAGCCTGGTGCGATGATGTGGTCGATTGTCCAGTCTGAGCCCTCGAGGTCTTTGCCACATATTGTGCAGATTGGTTCTAGGACTTTCCTAGCTGCTTCTCTTGCCAATCGCCAGGCATTTGACTGGTGCCAGTCAGCCACGGTTTGCCTTGTCGAGCAGTATGTCCGTTCTTATCTTGTCCATGCCGTCCATGATGTGTTTAACTCCAAGCGTTGGCTTTAGTCTTCCTGCGTCGATTTCGTCCTTGATCCATTGGGCGACCATGAGTAACGCTCGGGCTGATCCGATTCGTTCTGATGATTTCATTAGCGGTTCCATGTATGCGGCGACGTGATCGTATGCAGGTGTTTCGGTCATTTGGTTTCCTCGATTAGTTGAATGAGTTTGAACAACTCGGTCTGGTAGTTGAATGCGCTGGGCTTTTGCCAGTTGTCTTTGATTACTGTGATTAGCGCAATAATTCTTTTGCGTTCTTGGATTGTGCCGATTAGGTGCGCTGTGTCGATTGCTTTGGACATGCCTTGGACACCTGCTCTGTAGCCGTCGTCGAAGCTCATGCGATTCTATGTAGTTCTGCTGTGCGTTCACGTAGTTCGAATAGGCCTTGTAGGTCTGGTTCTTGCTTCATGATTAGTCGGGCGTAGAGTGCTCGGTAGTTGTTGTTCAACTTGTAGCCGCCGTCTTTGTCTGTGTTGAGGTGTGAGTTCCAGCGGAGTACTTCGAAGAGTGTTGCGATTCCGAGTTTCGCTGATCCGTTGAGTTGCCAGGTGCGAGCTAGTCGAACGAGTCCGATGTAGACCTCTGGGTGTTCTGCGTGGAAGTCTTTGAACTCGCGTTCGATTCGGTCTTCCTGGAAGATATCGAACATTAGAGCTCTCGCTTGTATTCGCGGATTGCGTAAACGATTGTGATGATGTAGGTGATTACCAGTGGAATGCCGAGCCATATTGTCCAGCCGTTGTCGCCGATCCATGCTGACCCGGCCATGATGAACATAAGTCCGATTCCGATTGCGATGTTCTTTAGCATTTGTTGCCTCTCTGTGTGTTTGAGGTGTCGGCCCTGGGCTAATGATTGAGTCTGGGGGACTTAGGGGCTTCACCCAGGGCTCGACTGGTTTTATTTTGAGACTATCCGGTGACATTGTCAAGTTACGGCGTGTCGGCCTTTATTCGTCTAAGCCTGGGTCTTGTCTGCCTGGGTGCCAGTTGGGCGCGAAGCCCAGGGTTGTTTCGATTCGGGTTTCTGCTGAGGTGCTTGCTTCGACTGTGTCTGGGCGTTCTGTGCAGGTGTGTTTGCGTCGCCATTCGCGCCAGAGTTTGGTTGCCTCGAGGCTGTCAGATTCGAACTTGGATCCACAGCTGCAGCGTTCTCGAATCATTCATCTAGCCAGACTTTGTAGGCTGCGGTGACTCTGCCTCGTTGTGGGTCGATGAAGTGTAGGCGCTGTGAGGGTGTTGCGCTAGCTGCGAGCATTACTCCTGCGTAGCGGTTGTCTGATTCGGTTGAGCCTGTTTGGTAGACGGAACCTAAGCCGTTTGGTAAAGCCCATTCCATGTGTGTGTGGTAGTGGCCGATGTAGGCGTCTCTAAATTCCCATGGGTATGAACCGGATTGCCATTTGGTTACGTGTCCGACAATCGTGGCCGGTGAGGCAAAGCCGTTGCGCCCTACTTCATCTCCGTGTAGCAATAGTGCGCGATAGTTTCCTATCTCGATTCTTTGAACGTCCTCTGGCGAGTCATGCCAGGTTAGGCGTTTCTCGTCTGCCAGTAGTTGACGTGCGAGCTCGTAGCACATGCGGTCGAAGTTGTCTGAGCGTGGTACTGCGTCTCTTTTAGATCCGATTCTGCCGTGGTTTCCCCATTCGGCTACTACGGTGACGTTTTCGTATTCTGCGAGCGCGACTCTGACAACGTCCATGATTAGGCGTGAAACGTTTACGTATTGCTCGAAGATTGTGGAGTCGATTTCGAATGCTTGTGTTGGGAAGTTGAATAGTCCCTCGACCATGTCGCCGCCGAATGCGATTGTGACGTCTTTGACCGGGTGGTCTTTGCGGTGCATTTCTGTGATTTTGACGGCTTTGTCTGTGAAGCGCATGACTCGTTCGCGCATGACTTCGGTGTTGTAGGTTGTGGTTCGTTTTGCGCCTTGCCAGTCGGTCATGACCCAGAGTGCGTGTTCGCCTTGGCTTTTGCGTTTGTCTTTTGCCGGTGTTGTGATTGGCGGTACTTTGCCGATTGCGAGCATGGCGTCGAATGCAGCTGCTTGTGTTACTTCGACCAGGTGTTCGGTTCGGTCTTTGGCTTTGAGTAGATCGCGTTGTGCGTGTACTAGGGCTTTGCGTAACGCTTGGACGTCGGCTGGTTCTTCGAATGGTGGTTCTAGATCTTCCAGCATGAACATGCTCTCGCTCGGTGGTGCGTGATTGGCTTATCTGAGATTACCAGTCCGGCTTTTCTTAGCTCGTTTGTTAGAACGCTTACTTTCCACTTTGCGGAGTCCATTACTGCGGCCTCGAGGATTTCGGCGTCTGGTTCGCTAAGTGATTCTAGGAGTGTGCGGACTTTGCAGGGGACTACTTTGATTGGTGGTCTAAGATTTTCCAGCATTGGCTTCTCGTTCATACCAGAGTTCGATTGCTTTGTCTTCGTCGGTGAAGCGTTTAGCCGCTTCGTACCTGGCACTGACTGCCATTTCGTCACTGAATGTTTCGTCCCAGACACGGTCGTTAATTAGCCTGGCTGTTTTGCGGTGTTCTGTGGCGTTCATTTCTTTGAGCAGGTTGCGAATCTCTTCGAGGCTGTGGTCTCGTAGCCAGCCAAAGTCTTCGACTAAGAGCTGCACATCGTCGGCTGTTTGAATTTTCATTAGAACGGCACCGTGTCGTCTGCTATAAATGCGACTGGTTCTGTGCCGATTCCTGCGTGTCTGATAATTACAGAATCGTTTAGGTGGTGCTCGACGCCTGTTTTCTCTTCACCGGTCTTTGCGGTGTAGGTGCTCATCTTGGTTGAGAGGCGGCCGTTTATTGCAATCTCGTCGTTCTCGGCGATGTGTAGCTGTGGCTGGTCGAACCAGGCTGTCCAGAGTACGAACTTTTCTTGGCCTTTGAAGTCTGACTTTTCCCAGAACTTTACGATTCCTTTGCCGGTCTGTGTGGCTAGTGATTTTGCTACTTTTCCTGATACTTCGATGATTGGCATTCTGTGCTCTTTTCTTGTAATTCTGTGGAAGTTATCCACAGGGTCTCTAATATGATTATTTAAGTTTTTATTTAATTATTATTAAGTTTTATTTGTAGGACACAGTTGTCCGCTAATGGTGTCAGGAATGTCCTGTATTGCGGTCAAGAATGTCCTGTAATACTAAACGGCCTGTGGATAAGTCTCTGTGCCAAAGAGTGTTATCACACCATTCTGGACAGTCCGTTCTGATGAAGTAACGGTTAGTCGGTGATGACCCCGCCGCTATTCCGCCGTGTCTCTGGATCTCGATTTCGCCGATGTACTCGAGCTCGCTCAAGGCGCGTCGAACGGTTCTAACCGACGTGTTTGCGTACTTGCCGAGTGTCTCTTGTGACGGGTAGCAACCGAGCTCTGGGTTGTCATTTGTGTGCCAGGCGATTGCCAAGAGAATTACTTTGGCTGTGCCTGTGGCTGGCGAGTGGTGTAATACGGCACTCATTGCTTCTGCGCTCATCTGTGTGTCTTTCCTGTATGATTTGGGTTGTGGCCGGATTTATCCTAGCCACCGCCTCCTGGTTTCTGTGTGCCGGGAGGCGTTTCAATTACGGCGTGTCGCTGATTTCTTTTCCAGCTGCGTCAATGGCGTCAATAAACTCTTTCGAGGCCAGTGATCTAACTGCGTCTTTGCGGAGTGCTCGTAGACCGACCAAGTTTCTTTCGGCTTTGAGTACGTCGAGTTCGGTTTCCCATTCTCGAACGTTGTGTATTTCGCCGCGGTTTACCTTTTCCATTTCCTCACGACTTGCTCGCAAAGATTTGTTCTTGATGTTTGGGCTGTAACCGAGGTTTGCCAGGGCGCGGCCGATTGCGCTGGTCTCGCATACTTCGACGAAACTAACTGGGTTTGATTTGCGTGTTTCCTGGGCGAAGCCAACGGCTACAGCTCGAGGGTCTTCTTGGTCTGCGTAAACGCTGGCTTTGATTACGATTTCGGTTTCGTTTATTAGCACGATTTCGGTGTGGATACGCCCGGCTCCGTGGTCTTTCCAGAATTCGTGAATGCGGTTTTCTACTGGATCGTAGAGTGATAGGTCGAATGCCATGTCAGGCCTTTCTGTGATAGGTGCTCACAGTATAGGGCTTACTTGTCACTTTTCTTGGTCTTGGAATTGACCGTTTCGATTGCGGAGTTGATTGAGTTGTCGAAGTCGTCGTCTGGAACGTTGCCTTTGCCAGCGTAGGTGAATAGAAGTGCCATGGCAAGCCCTAGAACGGCTCCTGTAGCCCCGAACTGGGCAGATTCGAGTGGTTGTAGCCCTTGAATGCTTCCAGCCCCTAGAAAGGCGATTCCTGCCCCTACAGCGAACGCGCCGACACGGAGCACTCTTTTGATTGGGCTACTTTTTAGCAGGCTTTTTAGCAGCTGTTTTCTTGACAACTGGTTTCTCTTCCTCTTCAACGGTTATGGTCTGAGGCGTGAGTGTGGCCTCGATGAGCGGCAGTGGGTCTTCGACTGGGTTGGTTGCCAGGTTGATTTTGTCACCGGCCATTAGGTGCAGGTGTGCACCTGATGTGGCAGAGCCGGTGTTCCCAGACTTGCAGAGAACTTCGCCGCCCTTTACTGGGTCGCCAACTTTCCAGAATTGCTCCTGGTCTTCTAGCAGGTGGTAGTAGCCAAAGATTTTGACCTCGAGCTTGCCTTTGATTATCACCGGTGCGCTGATCTCGATGAAGTAGCCCAGAACGCTTGTGTGGCCGATATTCTTGACACGGCCTGATCCGATTGCCAGGAGTGGTGTTCCTAATTGGAATGAGTAGTCCAAGCCTCGGTGTGGGCCAAGTCCTAATTTCTTTCGAGTGTCTGAGTGTGTGCCGAACTTCTCGCCCATGCGTGAGACTTTGCCTGGGTGGAATGTTTGAACGGTTACTTGTTTAGACATTGGTCATTACTCCCTGTGCAATTGCGACTATTGATCCACCGATAGCACCGGCAAAGCCCATGAATAAATAGATTTTCTTTTGTAATTCACGGACGTCGCGCTCGAGCTGCTTGTAACCGTTCATCTCTGCCTTGAGTGTTGCGAGGTCTTTGATGATTGTGATTAGCAGCTCTCTGTCGGTTGTTTCGGCCATTTTAGTTTTCTACCCAACCGATTAGTTCTTCGTCCCAGCTGTATGACTTGCCGTCTGTTGGATAATCTTTTGGCGCTTTCCAAACCCAGTCGGTTGCGTTCCATTTCCATGAGGTAAATGGTTGTGGTGATTTGAAGTTACCTGTGCTTGCAACGTAGGTGTCGCCTATTGCTGCGAACTTTTTACCAAAGTTGGCGTTGTATGAAGTCTGTACCCAAGTTCCCTCGAGGCCGATACTGTTCAAGTATTCCTGACCTCGAAGCTCTTCGGAGTTGTCGACGACAACGACCTGAGTAACTAAGCCGTCCTCAATTTTTGCAAAGTGTGCCATGTTTAACTCCAATACCTAATAATGCAAGTTCCTGAACCACCAGCGCCGGCAGAGTAATAAGCTGCACCGAATGCCCCACCGCCACCGCCACCACCGAAGTTGGCTGTGCCTGATGTGCCTGCAGTTGTGCTGAATGCTCCTGCACCAGCATTTAGTCCACCGAAGACACGTGATGCTTGGCCGCTGGCTCCACCGCCACCAGCACCATAACCATTCACACCTGGGTTTCCAAAGGCATAACCCGTTCTGTAACCAAGAGTTCCCTGGACTACAGATAGTCGAGGTGAACCAACATTGAATAAAGTATCCACTCCAGTTAAATATGGGACCAAGATTGCGGCTCCACCGCCACCACCAGAGATTGCTGTGGTTGTGTTTCCCTGTCCTCCGCCAGAGGCGTATTGACCAAAAGCCGGGTTGATTCCGTTAGCTGATGATCCTCCGCTACCGCCAAATGAGGTTACCAAGCTGCCAAAAGTGCTTGAGGTACCAACTCCTCCTGCAGCGTTAGAGTCAGCTCCAGCGGCGGCACCTCCAGCGCCAATTGTGACTGTGTAACTTGTGCCTGGGACAACTGTAATCATTTGACTTAGTACACCGCCACCGCCACCAGCACCGGAATTGTGGTTTCCAACGCTTGCACCACCGCCACCGCCACCGCCACCGACGAGCAAAAGTTCAATTTGGTTTACACCAGTCGGTGCGCTCCAAGACTGAGTGGAGTTGATGATAACAAAAGTTGGGCTTTTGGTCGTCGAAACTGGAGCCGTTGGTGTTGGGAATACTGTTACAGCCATTAGCTAATCTCGCTCCCGAATAGTTGGAATGTTAAAACAGAACCAATTGAAGTCCTTACCGTAACGATGTCGGTTGCTCCAAGAGTTAGACCGAGAGTGAATGCTGCGATGCTGTTACCAGCTAGTGGTACATCGTAAAGAATTGCGTTCGCAGCTGTGGTTGCTGCACCGGCCAAGCGAACCCATACTCGAGCATTGGCTGGCGACGCGCTTAAATTTGAGATTGACATTGTCGAGATGATTGCTTGGGTTGCAGCTGGGACTGTGTAAACGTTTGTTTCAGCTGTGGTACCTGGGTGAGATTGTCCGAGAATCTTGTAGTTTATTGCCATGTTTTTATGCTCCGATCAAGAGAATTGGGCTGAGTGAATCTGGAATAACGACGGGCGGTGTTACTAAAGTCCATGCGCTACCAGTGTAGAACCAAAGGTTTCCGCTTGAGATCAGGTAAGTGACCATGCCAGCCGTAGGTGACGGTAGGGCTGTGCCTCGAGCTGTGGAATTGGCAAAGACCATAACAGTCTGATCCATAAGGTAGTCCTGGACTCGAGACGCTGGAAGCGTCTGTCCATTTACAAAGTCAAACCAGCCGGCCATAAATTACTCTTTCCATACTTCTAGGGTAGTGAACCAATTGTTAACATCTATGCTATGACGCACCCTAGTCACTGTGTAGGTTGTGTCGATGTTCATTTCGTCTGTGACGTAGTACACGCCAACGAAGTCGCCTGGCATGAACTCGATTGCTTCGGTTAGGTCTCGGTCTCTATTGACGGCTGGCGTTACTACGCTTTGGACGTTTGTGATTGTCTTGGGTGTGAAGACGGCAGCGGCCCAAGCGTCTGCGTCAGTTGTGGTGTCGAGGTCTACTGTGAAGTTTTCGGAGCGTTGCCCAAATAGGTCGATTGAGTCTGAGTCTTCGTAGAGTACCGTGAACGGCGAGGCGTCATACTTTTGAGTCACAAGGACGGTGTTGAAGATGTGCTCTGATTGCATGGCGGAATCGAGGTCTGCCATGCACAAGTGGTTTGGATCGCCATGGTTGTTACCGATTGTGTAGACCGCGACTCCTGAAGCGGAGCGTGGCCTGTAGTAAAGCAACTCGTCATTTGGGTTGATCCAGGTGAAACCGAGTCCTGTGTTTAGGGCGTCGGCGGCTACTGCTCCAAAGGTTGTGTTTGCCTGGGCTGTGCCAGTCATGAACCATTCGTCAAGGATTGTGACTCCTGCGTAGCCAATGTTAAAGCCTGTGGCAACTACGTCGTCGATTGCTTCTCCGATTGCGTAACTCGGTTTGATTGCACCGGCTGGTGTGTAGTCGAATCGACGGTTTACCAGCAGCGCCCAGAAGTCGGTTGCGTTTACTGTGATTTGATTCTGCTGGTCTGGAGCGTAGGTCACATTTATGTCATCGAGAGTTCCGTGCCAAAGAACAAAGTTGTAGGCACCCTTTGAGACTCTGACTCTTATCTCGATACCAGGGCGAATAGCAGGGTAGTTGTTTGGG